AATTTAAGCTTGGGGAGATTTGTCAATGGACAGGTCAGTGAACCAAGAACTTTCTCAAAAGAGAGACTCCGATATTCTTCAAGTAGGTAGAGGAGCTACCGAATTTACGCTTGGGGAGATTTGTCAAGGGACAGATCAAAGAACCAAGAACTCTCTCAAAAGAGAGACTCCGAGGAGGAATACTAGATGCCTAATGTCCGGTGCAATGTCTGCAAGGCCATCGCGAGCAACGAGATCATCTCTCGGATCATCAACAAGGATAAGTACGACAACTTCCTGACTCTGGATCAGGTGGTGCAAAAGGTGTTTGCCGAAACCGGGGTCTCTCTGCACAAGGTGGCTCTGCTTCGGCATTACAAGAGGCATCAGGACCATGCCCAGACCCTGGCCTATGAACGTCAGTGCCAGGTCTTGAGATCTCTGCCCGGGAAGAAGGCGATTCTGACCGAGGGTGGTGAGGATGGGGAATCCTACGCTGGAAAGATGCGGTACTCACCCCGGGCCAAGTACAGCTTTGATATGCTGGAGAAGCTCAAGAAGATGTTTGTGGCTCTGAGCGCCCAGTTTGAGGAATTCCAGAAGTCCACCAGCGGGCAGATGAGCGAGGACAACTCTGAGACCTATGCCAAGATTGCTAACGCGATTGTGCACATCGCTGCTGATATCGCTCGGATCGAGGCCTCCAAGGAAGTCAACAAGGAAATCATCAAACAGGAGTTCATCAACCTCTTCAAGGAAGTCATAAGGGAATTTGTGGGATTTACTGAGAACAAGCTGACTGAGGCCGAAAAAGAAGAACTTATCGGCAAGATGCGGGACCGGGTGGTGGAACACACCAAGCGGATGGACCGCAACTTCCGGAGGAAGCTCATCTAATGGGAAGGTATTTTGAAGATAGGGACTTGCACGACATCATCAACGATGTCGCCCGCACCCTTGATCTTTCCTTTGGGAAGGCCAAGCTGATCTTTGGATCCCTGCCCCGGCCTGCTAACATCATTGAGTGGGTGAGCAGTGATAAGTTCTTGACTCCCCAGGATATTGACATCTACAAGAACCGGGGGCAATACTTTGCTCTGCGGGAGTTCTTCCAGTGTTACTGCCCCGTCTGCAGCGGTTTTGAAAGCCACAAAGTATTTGATATGGACATCTCCGATCTGGTCAAGGACCAGCTTCTGGTGTACGACCCCGTTCGGGGGGTGGAATACTGCCCCAAGTGCGGGATGACCAAAAATGAGTTCATCCAGGAAAAGATGCTCAAGAATTACAACGCCCTGTTGGGGATTGTGGGAATGCGGGCCGGCAAGACTACCCTGGCTGCCATGATCATGACCTATATTGAAGCCCTGCTTGTAGGGTATGAGGACGCTAGGGCTTTCTTCGGAATTTCCTCTTCTCCCTTTGTGGAAATCGGCTGCATCGCTGTCTCCGCTGAACAGGCCAAGGAGACCATCTGGGCGCAGTATAGAACGCTGCGGAACAACTCCCGGTGGTTTGATTCCATGAAGGTCATCATCAGGGAGGAGGGGATGGACCGGTCTGGGGCCTACACCGAAACGGATGACCTGATTAAGAATGATGTGGTGGGCCTGCGGATCCACAGCTTGAATTCTTCTTCCGCTTCCTTGGCCGGACGCACCCGTGTGATGTTCATCATTGATGAGCTGGGGCGTTTTGACACCACGGAAAGCAAACGGTCTGCCAAGGAGGTCTGGAGGGTCGGTGACGCCAGCCTTACCACCGTGCGCAAGGTGGTCTCCGATCGGGGGCTGCCTCCTTGGATGAGCAGTCTGATCGCCATCGGGTCGCCTATAAGCATTGACGATTACAGCATGAAAATGTATCAGAACGAGAAAACCCAGCGTCTTTGCAAGATGAAGTTCTCCACTTGGGGATTTAATCGGGCTTACAAGGAAAGCGACTTTGACGATAAATTCAGGGACGATTCTATAGCTGCCGCCCGTGACTATGGAGCCGAGCCCCCTGGAGCTGAACTGCCCTTCTTTGAGGACTTTGCTCTGGTCACAGAGATGGTGGAGGATAAGGCCTTAGTGCCCTACACCACCTTCCAGGACACCGTGAGGATCGCCAACAGTGTCACTTATGTGGGCAAGGCTGTAATGGAAGTCAAAATGGACACTGCTGAGTGGTTCATCGCCGGTGACGCCGGGAGGTCCAAGGACACCTTTTCTCTCACCGGGTTCCGCAAGGTGTGGACCGGGTCCAAGTTCACTCTTTTCCAGGGATTTGCCTTCCACATCCTGCCTGATAAGAAGAAACGGAAATACGTGGATTTCACTGTGGTGGTGCCCATCATTGAGCGTCTGAATGAGAAGTGGAAAATCTCCAAGGTGTCCTTTGACTATTGGAACTCTGAACTGATCATTCAAGAGCTTCAACTCAAGGGGGTTCCCGTTGAACAGTACTCCATGTCCGCCCTGCGGGTGGAGGACTTTTTCAACTTCAAGGAAGCCGTCATGTCCGGGAAAGTCAAGCTGCTGCCTAAGGTTTACAACGAGGATGGGGATCCCTCCACGATGGATTCTCAGACCCGGCTCTACTGGGAAATGAAAAGGATGCAAAGGAGCAAGGATTTGAAGAAGGTGGACCACTCTCCCAACAGCACTTCCGACCTGTTTGAGGCTGTGGTCAACTGTTGGCGGATGGCCAGCCTGGCGACTTTCTCCTCTGGGCAGGAAACACCCATGACCGGGCAGGTAATTCAATTCGGCGGACATACTCGAAGTTTAAGGGGATGGTAAGGTGGAGGACAAGAAAATAGGAGAAAAAATGAATAGGACGATCCAGGATTTTACGCAGTATTTTGCGGATCTGAACCCTCAACAAATTGATGATGTAGTAAACCAACAGTCCCAGGAACTGGGGCGGTTGGTAACCAACCTTCAACTATTCGGGGATGACATGAGCCGGGCCACTCCAGACTGGAGAAAGGCCTTCTGCTCCCTGGCCCAGGGGTTAACCCGTCGGGCTTCTAAGATTGGGAAGGACTTGGAGCTGATCAAGACTGCTCTGCCTCTGCAGCCACTTCGGGACAAGCAGATGTATCTCTGGATCATCGAAAAGAACGGGGAGGCTCTCAAGCAGGCATCCACCGACTTTGACAAGGCCTTGCAGCTGGCTAAGGATGCCGGGCTTATTGAGCCTTTGGTGGTATTGGATTTCAATCCCAAAGAGGGGGCCAAGATTGTCTGGCAGGATAAGGAAGGCCAGAAGCAGGAGGTCCAAGCGGTAATCTCCTTGGAGGCCAAGAATAATCTCAAAGACCTCTGGCGCAAGGGATCCGCCTTGATAAAGTCGGTTATAATACTGAGCCAAGAATTGAGCAAGTTTGCTGAGTCTCTGACGGGGGTCAAGTCAACTACCAACGGCTAAAGCCAGGGGCTTCCTTGGGAGGGAGATCGTGACCGAGAGGAAAAAAGCTTGCAAGGTGGAGTTTGATGGGCTCCCCGGTATTGTTTTCTTTGCCGCTGAGGTCGGTGGACAGGACTACCTATTTGGTAATTTCAAGGGGCAATTTGCCCTGGTCAAGGCTGATAAGGTCAAGGTCATTGAAGGGAATCTTCAGGATTTAGATAAGGAAAAATGGTAGATGCAGATGGAGAGAGGAGGAATTGAATGAAACGGAAAGGCATGAAATTTGACAACCCGGAAAATTATTTCCCCCAGCTGATACGCTTGGGGGATACATCAAGTTGGCTAACCAACGAGGTTTTCCGCTTCTATGAATCCCGGTATGGGTCGGAATCTTATGGGGCTCCTGATCCCAACGGGGGGACCCGGGCTCGCCCTAGTGGGCAAAGGACCGCCGCTTCTCAGAGGACCGCCGCTTCTCAGAGGACCGCTGACTTTACTTCTGGTATTGCCAATCCCACCGGGGTTGGCTACAACGTCAACGTAACCGTCCCACAGCCTTACATTCCTGAGTTTGCGTCTCCTGACCGGCTGTTCTTCCCTTCCGATCCTCGTCAGGCCATGAAGTTCTGGCGTTACTTCTACGCCCTGGATCCCGTCTGCGGTAACGTGATCGACATGTACGCCGAACTGATGCTCTCCGATATTGAACTGGCTGGAGAGGGTGTGGATGGGGAAATCCGGGATAACATGTGGAAGGCTCTGGAAGATACCAACGCCCTGGGCAACTTCCGCTGGTTGGTGGTCGGATATCTGGTGGACGGTGAAGTCCTGCCCCATCTGATTTGGGATGACGAAGAGGGACGTTGGATTTACCTTGGATTCCAGGACCCCTTGAATATCAAAGTGGTGGACGTGCCCTTCGTGGGTACTCAGCCTTATGTGGAGCTCAATGTCTCCAATGAGGTCCGGAGAATCATCACCAATCCTGATCCTCGCTATCAGAGGTTCCGGGATGCCGTGCCTACTGAGTTCATGCAGATGCTTCAGGATGGACGGGGCATCCCCCTGAACACTGAGGAAAATGTGACCTTCATCCCCCGGCGGCTCTCTCCTTACGATGTAAGGGGTATCAGCATCTTCAGCCGCCTGTGGCGTACTCTCATCTTCGAGGATGCAGTCTTTAACGCATGTTTCGTTAAGGGAACTGAAATATACAATACTAAATACCAACCTATCAAGATCGAGGATGTTAAGGTGGGGGATAGAGTCCTTGACCGCAATGGTCATATTCAAGCCGTGGAGGACGCCTGGGAAGAGGACGCGAAGGATATTGCAAAGGTGACCCTGTTTGGGGGGATGTCTTTTGAATGCACTCCCCACCATCGGTTCCCTGTGTTTGCTTATCCGAGAAAGTGTCAGTGTGGTTGCGGGGGAGACGTGAGCAACCGGTCTTCCTTTCTTCCTTTGCATAGTGTGGGAAAGAAGGGGTCTTGGTCCATTCAGAGTGAAAAGTGCATAAACTGCGGGACTACTAAAATTTCTCATAACGCTTTGGGATTGTGCTCTAATTGCTACACTGCATACAGAAGAGGGAAACTCAAGATAAAGGTCCCGAGGGCAAGGGGAATAAAGAGAACGGCGAGTACTTGGAAGACTTATGGGACTGATAATAATGAACGGTGGTCCCTGAGGTCCTTCCCTTGTGGGTATAACCCTTATCAGGAGTTGCAGGCGCAGAACCTTAAAAAACATGACTACCTGATGATCCCTCGTTATTTTGAACCTTCTGATTACTCCGGATTAAACAAAGATCAGGCCCGATTACTTGGTTATTATGTGGCCGAGGGGTGTAAGGTTAAGCTCAGGGGGTTTGACGGGTTCGGGATTCAGTGGACTTTCAACATAGGAGAAAAGGGTTCCTGGATAAAAGATATAAGTGGTATTTGCAGTGAGCTTAGTGTTGAAACTCATCAATATGAGATACCCGATCGGAACAGCTGTGTCATTAACTTTGTTAAGCGTGAGTATGCGTGGTTGTCCACCTGGTTGACCTATCATGGGGGAACTGGATCTCGGTATAAGCAACTCTCTGCTGAGGTAATGGGGTGGTCTCTGGAATTGAAGGTTGAGTTAATCCGTGGTCTATTCCGGGGTGACGGTTCCTTCACCCAAAGAGGAAAATCCTGTTCCGCCCGCTACGCCACTGCATCCTACGTTCTGGCTCATCAGGTGATGGCTATCCTCCACCATTTGGGTATTTTTGCTTCTGTCCATGAGTATAAGAACAGGGGGTTCCTCCTCAAGAACGGAAAGGATAAATTTCTCTACTGTGTGGATGTGGGAAACGTTTTTGCACGAAAACTCATAAACCTGGTTTGGCAAAAGGGGTTGGATGAAAATAGGTACTACGATAGGGGAGCCTGGGTTGACGACAATTATGTGTATGTCCCTGTGAAGAAAGTGGAACTGAAGCACAAAAACTGCAAAGTTTTCAACCTGACCGTCAGCGGGGATCACAGCTATCTGGTGTCCGGGGTGGGGACCTTTAACACCATTCAAACCGCTCGTCGGCACGCAGCTCCGGTCAAGGTGGTCAAGATGGGCAACCCGGCTACCGGGTGGATCCCCGGGCCCGAGCACGAACGGAGGCTCAGGGACCTGCTGGCCGTGGCTGAAACTGATCCTCATGCTTGGTTGGTCTACCACTACGGGATCAACTTCGAGGCTTGGGGCACCACCGAAAGGGTCATGACCGTAAGCAAGGAGTGGGACATCATTGAGCGGATCAAGCTGATTGCTCTGGGGGTAAGCAAGGCCTTTTTGACAGGGGAGGTTACATATTGTGTTTTTAATCAAAACGCAAATATACTGTTAAGTAATGGAGAGATGAAGCACATCGTGGACGTTCAAAAGGGAGATCAGGTAATTGATCGCTTTGGCGCATCTCAAGAAGTGGAAGAGGTTTTGACTTTTGACGCTCCTGAAAAAGGAGTTGAGATAACAGCCTACGGTGGAAAGAAATTATTTACGACTGAAAACCATCGTTTTCCAGTCTTTGCACTTCCAAGAACTTGTGCTTGCGGGTGTGATAAGGAGCTTCCAAATAAAGTAAGGCCAATAAATAATAGACATGGAAATTGTTACAGTTTTATCGACAAGCACCATCGGAATCCTGAACACCCTTCTGTATGGAAAGAATACAGGAACGGGGGGTCCTTGGTAATAAGAACCCTGGACGATTATGAGCCTCATAAAGAAATGGAAGCTCGGGACATAAGACGGGGGGACTACTTAATGATTCCTCGTCGGTTCACTGTCAACGACATCCAAGTTAATGACACAACCAAAGCCCAGGCCCGATTTTTGGGTTATTATTTAGCCGAAGGGTACATAAATTATAACCAAAACGGAAAGACCAGAACGATGGTGCTCACCTTTGGGAAAGATGAAAAGGAGTTTTACTATGCTCAAGACGTTGTAAAATGCCTACAGGTTATCGACCTTAGTGGAAAAATTGATCAATACACGGGTGCAAATGGGTGCTATTGGGTAACTTGTTCTGGAGATTTGGACCGGAGAAAGGATTTCTTGACTTGGGTGGAGAGTAGTGCGGGGAGAGAAGCACTTAATAAGAAGATGTCTGAGGAAATTATGCACTGGCCTCTCGAACTCAAAAAGGAATTGATCCGTGGTATGTTCCGGGGTGATGGACATTACCATCAAAGAAAAGGCAAGAACAAAACAACTATAGTTACTGATGTTGCCTATAGCTCCATATCAGAGCAGCTGATTCGACAAGTTGAACTGATTCTTGCCCAATTAGGGTATCCTTCAACTATTTGGTGCGACCCGGCTGAGAAGAGAGCTTCTTGGGGTGGGGGGTCTTTTGGGGATAACGATCTTTGGAGACTTGCTGTATGCGGGAAGAGGGGGGTTGAACTACTCAAGTTGATTTGGGGGGATGTGGATCCGGTATGGAAAAGGGTTATGTGGAAGATGGGTATCTCTAGGAAGGATGTGAAGGGAGAGCGCAAGGACGCTTGGGTTGATGACGACTACATCTATATCAGGGTCAGGGCTGTCAAGTCTGTCCTTGTTGATAGAACTAAATATCCTAAGGTTTACAGCTTAACCGTAAAGGGCACCCACAGCTACACCATAGATAATGTGGCATCTTATAACTCCTCAGCCGAAAAGGGCTTACAGGTGTTCCTGGAGCGTTTAAGGGGTATGCGTTCATTCTTCGAGCAAATCTGGTGGTATCCAAGATTCTTCGGGGTCATGGCTAAGAAAAACGATTGGATCAAGCCAACTCAAGCGGAACTGAGCCATCGGGTAAGGATCAGGCGGAGCAGGCGGGAACTCAACGACGACAACCGCTACATTATTCCAACCATAGTTTGGCAGAAGTCCTTGGATTCTCAAAGCAATGCGGACAAGGTCCGGACCTACATCGACATCAAGACCCGGTTGGGCATCAACATCAGCAAGTCTGAGGTGCTCGCCTCCATGGGTCTGGACTGGGAAGAGCAGGAAACTAAGTCAAGGCAAGAGGCTGAAATACTTGAGGAATTGGACAAAGAGTTCGGGGTCAAGGATAAGATAAACTACTACAAGCAGCTTGAGGAGAAAGCTGAGGGTGGTGGCAGCTTCGGGGCTCCGGGGGGACCTCCTCCGGGGCTGGATCTGGGAGCAGTTCCACCTCCTGAGGCTGAACCAGTAGCTGAAACGCCAGGTGAAACGCCTCCCGAAACCACCGCTCCTGCCGCACCTGCAGGTGGCGGGGCTCCTAAATAAGCAAGCACAAGCAAAGAAAAAAGCGTGAGTTTTTAAACCTTTCGGGGTGCTTGCATTTATAATTAGGGGTAATGAGGAAAAATGTAACGGGAAGCCTTGTCGAGGACGTGAGGGAACTTTCTTCATTGGGTGCTTATGCCAAGCGCGGACGGATGAACATCAAGGAGGCACTCAAGATCGTCGCAAGTAAGTACGAGATCTCCTCCAATCCTGATGATTACGCTTACTTGGTTCTCGTTGCCTGTCACGCTGATGAGCCCAACAACAACGGTGACGCCTTCCGGATGAACGAGCTTGAACGCTTTGATCCCAAGTATGGGTGCAAAGTTTATCAAACCTTCATTCTCAAACCTCATTTCATCGAACACAAGCAAGATGGCAAAGTCTACGGCTTCATCCTTGACGCTCACTTGGAGCAGCCCAAGGAAGGCAAGCCTTATGTGGAGGTTGTGCTTGCTGTCGATACCAAGAAGGATCCCATCTACGGCAGGCTGGTGAGGGAGGGAAAGGTCCAGGGCAAGTTCAGCATGGGTTGCACCGTGGACTGGACCGAATGCAACGTCTGCGGCAACAAGGCCTACACTGAGAAAGAATTCTGTGATCATATCAAGCAGGGCAAGATGAGGATGCACCGGGCCGCCGCTGGCGTGCTCAAGCTGGCGTTTGAATGGTGCTACGGTGTCTGCTACGATGAAATCTCCCGAGTGCAAGACCCCGCCGATCCTGCGGCAATTGAGGAAGAAAGGTTAGCTTCCAAGAGGGCCAGCGTCATCTCCGTCAAACGTTTCAGCGGAATTTTCACCGTGAAAGCAAGGGAAGTAGCCTCCGCCATCAAAAATGATCTTGGGCAGGCCATTGATCTTGGTGATGTGGTGGTGTCTCCCCTGATCAAGAACCAGTATAACATCACCGACCTGGGTGGGGGGCTGATCGGGGAAGTGGCCGAAATTGCCGGAAGAAAGATTCGGGTTGACTTTGACCCCGAGCAAACCCAACTGATTTACGAAAACGTGCCAGTTGGAAAAGACGAGACCACTGGTAAACCCAAGTATCAACGGGTGGAAAGATGGGTGGACCTGACCCCCAAGGACCTCAAGTTCTACAACGAGCAACTCTGGGACGTGCTTGGTTTTCGTAAACTGGAAGAGGGGAAAGAGGGGTTTGATGATCTTGAATCTCTCAAAGCCAATCCAGAAAGGCTGACGACCCGGGTTCCGTATGTGCAGCGCTTTGAAGAGGAAGGGGATCCCACAGATCTTCTGGGGAAGCAAATGTCCGATGAGGAACTCAACGACTTCTTCGATACCCTGTTCTTAACCGAGGTCCAGGACACCCCTTGGTACAGTGAATACCTGCGGAGGATTGATGTCAATACCCAGATGGGGGATACCGAGACGGTAAGAGATCTGCAAAACGAGCTCCAAGACCGTGCGGCCGAATATGCCAGGCTCTCCACCGAATGGAATCAGGCCAAGACCAATCCTCAAGCCAAAAAAGATTTTGTCGAACGTTTCAAGAACAGTGTGTGGTTCAAGATTGCACCCGCCACTTTCATAACCCACGCTCCCGATGTCAGCAAGGCCGCTCCTGAGGATATGGGGCCCGCTTTTGAGGAAATCTACTTGCCTCCCACCCACGCTTCCAAGAAACTCTCCTACAATGTGGATGAGGCTATCAATTGGATTCGGGCCACGATACGGAGAACCCCTAAGGAAGTCATCATCGGGGACATTGAAGAGCAATTGGGTGTGCCTAGGATGGAAGGGAATCTGCTTTACAGCCAGGTCTTGCATGAGCATTATGGCCGGTGCTTTCTGCGCGCTGAAGGACCTTCTGCTATTCCCGCCATCCCGCCAAGCTCCACGGCTATGCCCACTGAGATGAAGAATGCACCGGTAAACCTGGCTTGGAGGAACAACTTTGGAATTGCCATCAAGGACAAGAAGATCAACAGCATGGATGACGCCAAGGCCTGGTTGCAGAGGCAACAGGGGGGAGCGTATCCTACCCCCGATCAGGTTGAGGAAATGAAGAAAATCCTGGAGCCGATTCAGGTGGCAACCAGTCCTGGATCGTCCCCAGTGAAGGCACATAAAGAAGCTAAGGTCAAACACTACGGTAGTGAAAAACTAAGAGGAGGAAGGAAAATGCCCAAGAGAGAGTATTTTATCGAAAAACTGGACAAGACTGCCGGGGATGTAAAGTTCCCTGCGTACCAGTCTTGGGTTCTTGAAGTGCAAGACGCGAAGGACAATAAGAGGATTGCGCTTCTGACCGACGGCAAAAAGAGCATCTTCGGTAAAGTTCTTGGGGCTGAGAAAGAGAAGGCTTTTGCCGAGGGAGTCTTTGACGATCTCGTGAAGTTTGGCCTTGCCTTCACCACCAAGAAGTATGCGTTCACCCCCAAATTCCAGGCCATCACTGAGGATGGGACCTTGGACAAGGACCCCAAGCAGGTAGGGGATCTGGCGCCTCGTGGCGACCGGGCTACTGCCAATGGGGTCGTGGACAAGATGCAGGGTGGGACGGAGAAGTATGATGCAGGGAAATATGTGGACCAGTCCATCACCGCCGATGGTGCTCTGGACAAGGCGGAACCCCCTGCTTCCTACGCGACTCATCCATCGCCCAAGCTGAGTGCGGCTGAGAAGCCTGTCGAGCCTCCCGCAGGGAAGAAGGCGGATGAGGTAAAGGCACCGGAACCGGCCGCGGCTGAGGCAATTCCTCCAGCGCCAGCGGCTGCACCCGCAGCGGCAGCTCCCGAGGTCCCTGTGGACAAGGAAGCCAAAGCCAAGGTGGACAAGAAGAAGGTGGAGGTGGGAAAGGGGAAGAGGAGAACCAAGAAGTCAGATTATCTCCATACGGGGAAGCTGGCAAGTGCTCTGGCTGGACTCTACCAGAAATTCCTCTGCCTGCCCGAGGAAGCCTCCAAGGAGGCCGTGCTGCGGGTCTTTGGAAACAACCTGACAATCGAGGGTGATGGCAAGCTGGAAAAGTTTGCTGATGACATCCAGGAAAATTCCGAGAACGTGGATACACAGGGTCTGGCCGAAGAGGTCATCATCTTCAAGACCACGGAAGAGAAGGCCACGCCGGATGCCATCGCGGATGAATTCAAGACGGAATTCATCCTGCCCGATGCGCCACCTGAGGTGGTTGATGCCATCGTCACCGAGGTCAAGGACATCGCCGAGGACGTCAAGGCCGAGGAAACTCCTGCTGGTGAGGAAGTCGCTGCTCCCGCTGGAGAGGCCGGAAAGGATGAGGGCACTGGCAAGGGTGAGGAACCCCCAGCTGCCGATATCACCACTGAGGAACTGGGCATCGAGGATCTGAAGGCGGCATCCAAGAAAGAGGCTGAAGAGCAGTTCAAGCTCTATCAGCAGAGATTTACAAGGGCGTTGAAGCTCGCCGCCAAACGCCAGTTGCTGAATATCGAGCCCCTGGGGCTTTTCAAGATAAAGTCTGCGTTGTGCGAGCACCTGATTCAACCCGGAGTTCGTTACGCGGGTGTGAGGTCGGAAATCGCTGTGGACCTGATTGAAAGGGCCTTCCAGAAGATCCTCGGTTCAGAGGTTCTGGATGAGCTGCTCACTTCGGCGGACAAGCTTACCAATTTGTCCGACGAAGCTTTCCTTCAGATCGAGGCTGATAACCGGGATCTCAAACCTGTGGACGTGGTGGCCGTGGCACCTCGGGCTGAACGGAGGGAGACAGCGGTTCTGGGTAAGACTGGCTCAGGACTGCTTGGCGGTGGAGAAACTGTGACGGACGAGCAAATCCGAGCTGCTCTCCCGTCTTTCGGTCTAAGAAGAGTCAAATAAACGAGGAGGTAGAACAAATGCTAGACAGAACGAGAATGGTTATCGAACGGAGACTCGGTACTGATTCGGTCGACCCAAATACTCACTTTGAGGAAGGGGCTCTGCTCCAGTTTGGCGCGACGGGATGGGCCCGATCCGCGGGTGGGTCTCTGGACGTGATCCGCGGCATCGCCGGGATCAATGCCATCCAGACCATGACCTATGTCTCCATCAAGGAGCAAGTGTCATTCGCAGTCGGATCGACTGCGAGCCTGAAAAAGGCGAACATCCAGGGTGCTCCCCCTCCGGGACCAACTTCGGTCCGTGTCACCGACCTGACCGGGACTACTCTCTACACAGAGGGGCCCATTACCCCTGGGCCTTATGATTACACCATTGATTACACCCACGGCACCATCACCAAGGCAAGCGGAAGCACCATCGGAACGACCGCTCTGGTGAGCTATACTTACCAGCGGACGATGGAAGAGGCCGAAGAGGAAGTTGGCCTTCCAATCAGCAACAACCTCGACGAGACCTTCGGTTCCGGGAATACTGTTGTTTTTCAGGGGAACTGCTTGATCTTCACCACGATGTACGACACCTCAAAGGCCTATTCGGTCAACGCCCCCCTGTACGACAACGGCGATGGCAATCTGACCAGCAACAATCCTGGTACTTTGGTCAGAGTTGGAGCTGTGAAAAGCGTCCCAACCGCGAGCGACCCGTTCCTGGGCGCCGAACTCTCACTGTAAAGGAGGTAAGAGAAAATGGTTACTACGAACAGAAATCCCTATCGGGAATTCGCGGAAGGCCGGGCCGGGAAACTTTGGGAGGACGTTGACAAGCACTTTGACGCCAAAGGCGAACTCAACGCTTACGACCAGAAGGACGCCGGCATTCAGGTCGGAAACGTTCTGGACAAGGCTGCCAGCGCTCGCTCCAACATCATCCGGGAGTCAGTTCTCTCGGCCGATGTGAGGAAAAGGGTGCTCCAGGCGGCCGCCACGGATCCGGACAAGGGAATGAAGGTCATTGCCCAGACGATGGGCGAAGTCGTCTACAAGATCGTGGACTACGCGGGATGGTCCCGTAAGGTTCTCGACTACCAGGCGATTGCTCAGGGCGACATCTTCAGGATCCCAAAGGACATCGACGTTCTGGGTTGGGTGGTCGCCGGCGACGGCCAGACCATCGTCTCACAGCTCAGAACTCGCTACGTCTTCCCCGGTGAGTGGAAAAACACCGCTTTCGTCGAGATCGATATCCTGGACGTCATGCAGGCGAACTGGGATATCTTCGACCGTGGTGTTGACAGGGCGGCTCAGCAGATCATGAGGGGCGAGGACCGCAGGGCGGTTCAGCTTCTAATGAGAGCCTCGCGCACCGTCAACGACGTGGTCACTTACGCCACCCTGAACCTGGGCGTCTTTGAAGACATCCGGTATCAGGTTGAGAAATGGCGTCTGACCTGCGACAAGTTCGTCATCAGCAGGCATGAGCTGGTTGACATCGTGAAGACCATGTCAACTCAGGTTGACTTCGTCACCCAGAGGGAACTGATCCTGGCTGGCTATGTGGGGAACGTGCTGAACGGCCAGATCATCACCTCTGCCGGTATCGGGGTTGAAGAAGTGGTTCCTCCGGGAGTCGTATTCGCGATCACCGAAGGCCGCTTCCTGGGACGTCTTGGTGAGCGTCTTGCTCTCCAGAGCGAACCCTACAACACCCTGGTCCGTGGTGAGCTGAAGAAGGGTGTGGCCCAGTACGAGATAATCGGACAGGGCATCGCCAACAGCCGCGCCATCGCAATGGGGACCAAGTAAGGTTCTTTGACAATTCCCCAACAGGTAAAATGGTGGGGGTGGACTCGGAGGAGGACACCCCCACCAAAATACTGGTGGCAGTCAGTGAAAATAATAATCTGACTAGGGACAAAATTACCTGCCCCGCGGCAGAGGTGACTGAAAATGTCCCTCCAGTTAGCTAAGGATATAGGGATGGGTGGAGGCTCTAAAGATGTCTTGGTGACGGACAAGAACTGGCAGTTCCTGGAATCAACCAGGCCGGGCAAGGCCCGGATTCTGGTGAAGGAAGGAAAGGCCACCTTCGTCAGCGAGAAGCCTCCGATGATCCAATTAAATCGGACTGTAGACTTAGAAAGAGGAGGAAAGAAAATGCAAACGATTAACGAGTATTTCAAGGGGAACAACGATGAGGTATACATTCAGAACGTGTCTGGGGGGATTGTCAGCTTAACCTTCAAGGACGTGAATGGTGACGTGGTGCCTTTCAGCCTACCAAATGACCGTCGGCCTCTCTGCCTCACCAACCGGATTCCAATGGAACTGATCAAGAGGTCAACTGATGTTCGGGCCTTGGTGCAAAGAACGCCGCCCGCGATCCGGTTGCTGACCCAGGAAGAGTACACGGCCATGCTGGAAACCATCGCTCGGGAGTCTGGACAGACTGTTGAGCAGGTGATTAACAACATCAATGAGAAGGTCTCTCTGGCCCAGTCCAAGATCGTGCAAACCTCTCCTGAGGATGCTCGGGCTTTGGCTGAAGACACGGTCAAGAAGGATGAGGGAGAAGGGGTCAAGGTGCAGACCGGGGATATTGATGTTCCGGGAATGGTTGAAGACAATGTGGACCCCAGGGTCATGCAGATCATAGCTAGCTGCGCCGAAGATGCGGGAAACCGCATGGAGGCCAAGAGTGCCATCGAACAACTCTCCCTCATGAACCTCACGGCCATGGATTTGGAGTACATCAAAGGCAACTGCGCTTGGAAGAGCGTGATTGCTTGGGCGGCAAAGAAAAAGATCGAGGACAAAAAGAAGGAGGCCAAATGAAGAAGAATTCAGGGGTTACTTTCATTGTTAATCTTAAGGGGGTAACATGGGTCAGGGTCAATTACCAAAGCAAATAGGGACGTCTCTCGATACCTTTGCGGTTACCAAGAACGGCAACTTCACCGGGGATGAGTTCATGGACTTCTTCAACTTGGATCATTCCATACCGTCCCAGATCACTCGTGTTGGCATGCGTTGTCTGGATGACGATCTGACCAACGTGACGCTGTCTGTCTCCGTTAAGAACTTGGCCGATGGGAAAACAACTCTTATGTGGACGGCCTCTGTCAACGGTGAGTACTCCTGGTTTGAAAAGCCCCTGAACTTTGGTCCTGGCCAGTACATCAGCTTCGCGACTGACATCTTGAACACGGGGAATCCTCCGGGAGCTGTGATTGAAATTGTAGCTGCTGTGCCTCAAAAGTAGGATAAGGAGTGGGATGGCCATAGACATTCCCATACTGACCAACTATGATAGGTATGTTGGCGGCACCGCCGGCGAGGCAGAAGCAGATAATGTTCCCGCTGACGCCACCTGCCACGCCTTTGCTGTTGGGTATCTCCAATGGCCCACGCCCCCAATAATTGAGGTTGGGGCTACGGTTGGCCCCGGGCCGGTTGGTATTGTCCTTGACCTCCATGCCTTTGTGCTGAACTTCTTTGGGATTCACATACCAATGCCAATTTCGTTGTTCGTGATGAACGAGATTGGGGGAAATTTTAGTGCCCCTTCGGTCATAGCACTGCCTGTTCTTTGGGATCAATCCTACAGCGTGAGCATTGGCGACATACGCCGGAAGGATGATGGCACAACGGTCACGGTGGAAATTTTTGGTATGGAGGATGGGGCATCCTTGATTATGTTCTGGACCAACTATGATGGCTCACTCGGCCAGGCCAGCCTATCCAATGGGCATAATGAGATTGGGGGCTTTGCTTGGAACCGCCCTTACAGCTTTGTCTTTATCAACTTCAATCATCTTGTCCAAATCGGTAAAGTCCAGACAGCTCAGGATGTCGACTACCGGATTTGCAGGATGGCGACGGTATAGGGGGAGCGATGATATTCTTTAACAAGAATGTAATGAAGTACATAAAGGTTTTGGTCCTTAAAGGGGATGGGAATGTCCCAGAGAGTATTGTGGGGGAATGCCAAATAACCAGGGACTCCGATGGGTATTACTGGAATGGGACCACCTTCATCAACTCCTACTACTACTTTGACGTAACTCTCGTCGGATATTACAACCGTATCAATGCGTCTTACTACTTCCCCTTTGCACCACCCGACTATGGGCAATATACCTTTTTCATCAATCTGAGTTCTCCACACTTTGTTGATATAGTCGACATCGAAGTGGAGCAGATACAGCTGTACGAATCCGAGGATGTGAGCTGATGCTAGAAGTTGGGCCAAATCAACTTGCCACTCTGGAGGTTACCTTCATCGATAATGGGGTGTCCTTTGATCCCATTCACATCGATCCCATTGTCATCCGGGATCCTCTGGGAAGTCCTGTTGCAACTCTGGCCCCACAACGGGCAGCTCCGGGAAGGTTCTTCGTGCAGTACTTTGTACCCGGAGGGTCTTTGGCCGGGACTTGGTCACATGACTGGACCTGGCAGGCAAGCGGGGCTGTAAATTCCATCACTCAACGGTACAACTTTACCGTACTTGGGACTACTCAGGTCGGGTTGATCACGGCCAACTTCGTTGGCTTTGGGGCATGCAAGGACGGGATATGGTCCGAAGGGTCCGACTCCACCGTTATCACTTTGAAGAATGTGCCCAAGCGGGCGAAAATCTTCATCAGCAAAGACGGGCAGCCCTATGACCCTGGGGTGGTCAGTCTGAACGTAGCGGATGACGGCGGGAACACTGTCTATACTGCCAGTCTTCTGGAGGGTCAGGTTAAGCGGGAGGCTATCGGGGTCTATTATGTGGACCTTCCTTCTGTTTATCCTCCGCAGAACCTGTTCTCTTCCGCTCCTAAGAGATACATGCTGCAGTGGTCCTACGGGGTCGATGCCGGGAGTGAGCAATTCATTGCTATCAGCTGGCTTTGGGTGCTGAACCATACGGTTTACCAGTGGTTCCCCCGGCTGCGCCTGCAGATGGATAAGGCTGTCAAGATTGCGGATAAAAGCAACATCGGATACACCGATGCTGAGCTATTTTACTACCTGCAGGGCGGGATGGATGAGGTCAACATGTTCCCGCCTGTGACCAATTTTATGTTGGACAACTGGCCTGAGACCTTTGGGCAGTTGTTGATCAACAGCGCGACCGTGGTCGGCATGGTGTCCCAGAAGCTCTTCGCCGTGGATACCGATGTGATGCCTTACAGCGATCAGGGGTTTCAATACACCTTGGACCACTTTACGAGATTGAACACTGTGCTGGCTGAGTTGCTGGCACATATCCAGGACCAGATGACCAAGTTTAAGTGGGAGTTCAGTCAACTGGGAAGCGTAACGGTTCAGGTGGTGCCATATTTCCCCATGGCAGTCTTACTCAAAACCTCCCCCAGAGGGAGCTTATTCCGTAATCTCTTTGTGAGCCAGTGATGAATAAAAAAACTAAAATATGCCCCAAGTGTAAGATGGAACTAAGAAGGACATACAAGTACAGACTGTATCCAACCAGGAAACAGGAAAGGTTGTTAGAACAGATTTTGTATCTGTGTCATCAGTTGTATAATTCTGCATTAGAACAGAGAATACGAGCTTATAATCAGAGCAAGAAGAGTTTGGGGTGGTATGACCAAGTATATGAACTACCTGCTTTTAAAGAACAATTTCCAGAGTTTAAACAGGTGTATGCTTGGAGTTTGGTAGATGTTTTGCATAGAGTAGATAGAGCCTTCCAAAATTTCTTTATCAGGCTTAAGAAGAGAAATGGCAAAGCTGGTTTTCCTAGATTCAAGTCAGTGAATAGATATGATAGTTTTACATACTCGACAGGTACTGTTAAAATTGAAAACAAGAGGGTTAAGCTACCTAAGATAGGATGTGTTAAGATTAGGTTAACAAGGGATATAGAAGGCATAATTAAGACATGTACTGTTAAGAGAGAACTGGACAGATGGTATGTATGTTTTTCAGTGATTAAGAATGTAGACATTAAGAAAAGAAAAACTAACAGAGAAGTAGGGATAGATGTAGGTATAAAAAGTTTTGTTACTTTAAGTGATGGTACTAAGATAGAGAATCCAAGGTATCTACAAAAGTCAGAAGAGGTACTTAAGAAAAGACAGAGAAGGTTGTCAAGGAAAGTCAAAGGTTCTAACAATAGGAACAAAGCTAAAATGATAGTAGCCAAGACTCATAGGAAGATAAGAGACCAGAGAAACGACTTCTTACACAAAGCGAGTAGAAACATAGTTAATAATTACGATAAGATATATGTAGAAGATTTGAATGTGAAAGGTATGACTAAAAACCATAGTTTAGCAAAGTCAGTTATGGATGCTTCATGGTCTAGTTTCCTTTCTAAACTGGGATACAAAGCGGAAGAAGCTGGTGTTCTAGTTAGAAAGATACCAATGTTCTATCCAAGTTCCAAAACATGCTCTGTATGTGGTTATATCAATGCTGATTTGAAACTAGATGATAGACAGTGGATATGTCCAGAGTGTAAAAGTGAGTTGGACAGAGACCTGAATGCATCTATTAACATTTTACAAGTAGGTAGAGGAGCTACCGAATTTAAGCTTGGGGAGGTTTGTCAATGGACAGGTCAGTGAACCAAGAACTCTCAATTGAGAATGAGGAGAGACTCCGTAAGATGGCGAGATTCCTGAACAAGGAAATCAGCTTTATTGATGGTGTTCAGGCTGGGGCTGACGGCAAGGAAAACCCTGATGAGAAGATCAATCTGCTGACCAGGGGACTCTCAACCTTGAGGTCAGATCTGGTGTCTGCTGAGGCTCTCTTGAGTGGGGAAAGGGTTGAGATTGCTGCCGTGCGGATCGGAATGAAGAAAAGGGGACAAGTAACTCCTAAAGGGGCTCGGGTCGCCGAAGATGCACCGTCCGGTGATCTGTCCGTGGATGACATGGGCTTTCTGCTGTTTGACCAGTATGCGGCGGATATTCACCTGGAGATTGAAGGGCAGATCGAGGACGCCAAGAAGGCTGCTCCGGAATCCTTGCTTGCTAAGGTCGGCCCACTGGAGTTGGTCTATTACTACGGGGGATCTGGGCCCGACAACACTCCGGTTCTGACTGAAAACAAAATATCTTTTTCCGTTGCGGCCAAGTTTGAGTCGCAGACTCTGCTATTTCCCGTGGAAATGGAGGGGGATCTGGAGACCGCCATCACCCTCAAGGAAGTCGAAGCTGATCTGAAAATCACGGTTTATCCTCCAACACCGCTTGAGGAGCCATCTGAAACTGAGGGTGCGGAACCCTATGATGCCGAGGATATTGCTTACTTCATCGTGGATGAAAAGGCGGCTATTCTGGCTGATCGGATCAAGGCCGCCGATCGTGAATACCGGGTGTGGAAACAGATAGCTCTGGACGAGGAAGGCAAGGAGGTGGGTAATTACCTGATCGGGGAGAAACCCATTTCTGTGGACACCACTGAGGGGGAGCCCGCCTTTGTGGGGCCTCAATTTATCTTCTACGTGATGGTCGACTTCTCGGAATACCTGGCGATCTACAAGGTGATTTGCACTGGGGTAGCACCCGGGGTGCTGCCCGCTGGAGACATCGGAATTCAGGTTGAATTCAAAGAGATTTATAAGTGGAGAGTCAAAAGACGTAAGAAAATCAAACCTAAGGAGAAGGCTGATGTCGGACAAGCGCCCGCTGCAGCTTAAGTGGTTTCACCAGATTGAGACCGAATTAAGGGGATTGGTAGTTGACATTCTCCGACTCATCCGGTCGCTCTTCTCTATCAAAGTGATTATCTTGGTGGCCATGGGTTACGGTTGTTATCTCTCAAACTGGAACAAGACCGCGGAGGTTTTCACCGGCATCATGATTTTCCTGTTTGCTTACATTCGGGAACTCCAGAAACCAAACTCCAACCTTTACAAGATCATTCGGGCTTGGGCTTCCCATCAAGGAGGGAATGGGTTTGGAAATGGGGACAATGGGGGGACTCCTCCGGGCCAGGTTGGTCCAGGGAAATGAAGGTGGAATGAATGGCACTAGACGTAACCACGACCTGGGGGGAAATCTCTCAGCTGCTGACTCAACCCATATCAGTGATAGTGCTTTTAATCCTCTTGCTGAGGGAATTTGGGTTGCTAAAAGGGAAAAAGAATGGAAAAGGCAATGGGGAGTCCTTACAATTAGTTAAGGACATTTTCAGTTCTTTTAATGATAGACAGCAAAAGACTCTGGACAAGGTCATTGACCTGTTCCAGGAGAACAATGGGGTGGTTGAGGGTGCCGGAAAGAACCAGAAGGAGCTGGCTGATAAGATTGATGCTATCTGCTCTGAGATCAGAGCATTGAAGATGTCTGTGCAGGAATTATGTGCCCGGGCGGAGAGGCTTTTAAGAGAAGTGGATTCAGGGAGGTAGAAGATGGGGATAGCCTTTGTGGATCGGATTAAGAGGCGGAGGGCCGAACGAAAAGAGGCCTTCCGGGTTATTGGCTTGGCTGAAGCCGAACTTGCGCTAAAGGATGAGAAGGCTGAAAGGCGGGCTCTCCAGATCATGCTCTCCAAGTCCATTATTTTCTTTGAGGCTAAAGAACGGGAAATGGATAAAATCATAGGTGAAGTGAAGGCCATCAGTGCGGCAATCAAAAACGGAACTAACGGAAGCGGAAAGGTCACCATACCTGGGCAGGTTGAAATCGATGAAAGTCGAGATAATGAAAAGACCTGGACAATCTTGTATCAGGGAAAACTAGAGTAAAAAGAGGCAACTAAGATGGGGCTGTTCACACTAACGAATATTTGGATCAACGATATTTCTCTGCCTTCTGGGCGTAACCTGGCCGTGGGGGAGAGCGCGGTTTTCTACATTGATGACAACATATTTGAAATACTGGAAAAACCCATCGACGCCACGCGCACCCTAACTGCCAATAATCCCGAACGAATATATCAAATCGATGTACTCGCCATTAACGAGGATCATGCTAACGCGGCGTTCAGGCGCATTTGCGAATTATTCCGTGACCAGTTTTATCTCGAGACGGATCATTTCCGAATCAAGCAGGTCAAACCACCGGTCAGGGGCATTCAGGGAGTTGACCCTGACACCCGGCTTTATCGATTCACGGGGATCTTTGCGGCGAAAAATATAACCAGGAAACCCTAATGAACAAAGGAGAAAAAATGGACGGCCTTTTAACGCAACGCGCCAAGGTGATATTGTTTACGATTCTCCGAGCGGGAAGGCTGCAGACCTCGTTAGAACCCCACGAGTTCACTTGTGGGAGTATGTCAGAAAGGGGCTGAAATGAACAAACTAAATATCTGGGCTATTGTCGGAGTGACTATAATTATACTAGCTATTGCAGGGTTTATAGCCTACTTTGTCAAGTCATGCAACAGGCCCATGAATGAAGCAGATGCTATCGCTTTAGTAGATTCTACTATCAAGGAGATAGGCCGAGAGCAGTTTATAAAGGATAATAATATCAAGGTTATTCTGGTTAGAGGAGATACGGCCACATCTTCACTTGTAACTAAAGGTGACTTATATCTGAATTTGCATCAGACTAAGTCCAATATGCGGGATAGTTTGATATTTGAACTCGGGCATTTTGTGTTTGAGGATGAATGGTGTGATGCTATGAGTGAAAAGGGGTTAAAACTGGTTTGTCATACTTACATAGTGACTCCAAAGTCTATGAGATTGAGACATTGTATACAGAGCCATATTTTTGCTAACATGTTCAGAGAGAATAAGGGGCAGATTGTAGTCGATGACCAGTTTTTGAATGAGATTCAGTTTTATAATGAAACTGATAGTAAGTATGAAGAGATGTTGAAAGTTTGTAGTGAGTGGTGAAAACCTTGTATAAACGAGATTTCAAGGTTTAACAATAGGAATTAAAATGGAACTTAGAAGAACATACAAGTATAGGCTATACCCAACCAGGAAACAGGAAAGGTTGTTGGAACAGACCTTATACTTGTGTCATCAGTTGTATAACCTGGCACTAGAACAGAGAATACGAGCTTATAATCAAGAGGATAGACAGTGGATATGTCCAGAGTGTAAGAATAAACTAGACAGAGACCTGAATGCATCCGTTAATATTCTTCAATTAGGTAGAGGAGCTACCGAATTTAAGCTTGGGGAGATTTGTCAATGGACAGATCAAAGAACCAAGAACTTTCTCAAAAGAGAGACTCCGAGAGATTCAGTTTTATGATGAGAATGATAGTAAGTATGAAGAGATGTTGAGAGTTTGCACTGAGGTTACTATTAAGTAGGAGGTACTAGAATGGCGGTAAGTGAAGAAATAAATCTGCTTAAGAATTTTATAGTGACGGACATACCTGCAATATTGCAGGAATTTATTGCAGTCTTAAATACCCCGATGTGGGTGTCCCGTTCCACCTCGAGGGTTCAGACAGATATTAACGCCGCGTCAGGAACTATAGCCTCTGGTGCTATAGCCTCTGGTGCTATAGCGGCAGGAGCAGTTGTGGATTTAGCTCAAGTAACTTATATTGTCCCCAGGAGTATCGCCTTGTCTTCCTGGAATGATAATGTTGGCAGACTAATAACTTAGGAGGAGAGAATGTCAACTACAGTAGGCGTTAAATCAGGCTTGCATATACCGGTCTGGAGACCACTTGCTGCACCCTTGACTAACTTTGCAGTAGGTTTGGGCTTGACCTACGATATGCGTAATAATGAAGACCGGCATCCAGAGGTTTTTCAAATAGCCTCTGCGGCTGCTTTGAATGCTTATAATTTTAAGACCGACAACTGGATACAAAAGAATCCAACTTCTTTAGCACTTGGTGGAACGCTCGGTGCTGGTAATGCGTGTGGATTTGCTCCCCATAGAGGGCCACGTGGATCGATCACGGCTTATGCCACTGGAGGAACTCCTTCGTATTATAAGGTCACACTTGGAGCATCAACAGTTCCGGCAGCTTCAATTGTGTGGTTAGCAAATCAGCTTGCGGATAGAGGTGATGGCCGCGGGTTTAAGATCCGGTTGATTGGAAATTCTGCTGGCGGTGGTGGTAAGATATCTGAGCATATTATCACTGCCAATACTGCTGGAGCAACTCCGGTGGTCTATCTTGATACCGCACCCTCGTTCACTCCACAGAATGGAGACAGCTATGAAATCCTCTCCGGGTCGGTTGTGGTCATGTTGGGAGGTGCAGCTGCGGCTAACGATGTAAAGGCCATGGAGGTTGCTTCTCAGACAGTTTCCACTTTTGCACAAAAACCGGTAGCCTCCGGGACAGATTCTCAGTTACTGTGCCTGGATGAAATGTATGTTCCTTATGACAGGTCACCGGGTGAGGGTTTATTGGGGGTAATGACCTGCACAGGTAGTGCATTGGGGTCTATTACCGGGCAGACAGCCAACACTGCCAATGTAGGAGATGCTGGCGTAGCTGCCAATGAGTTCAAGAATTTTCAGATTCGGATTGTCGAGGATGTTACAAACCCTCAAGCAGTTGGGCAGAGAAGGGTGATCACTTCGCACACTTCCGGACCAGGTCCGGTGTACACGATAAATGCCAACTGGACCTATACCCCTACCTCTGGGACAGCTAAATATGTAATTGAGTATCCCAACATATATTTATGGCAGCCCCAGGGCCAAACCTATTGTGCCATATACAGAGATGTGACTCCCTACTGTGCGGTAGGATCTGGTGCATGGGATACCACGACTTTGACTGGTCGTGGCGGAGCGGCAGGAGCAGGCGTGACTTTGTTCCCATGCTTTGGAGCGGAACAAGATAATCAGATACCAGCTACAGATGCAGCTAACAGGGTTTTTAGATATTCTCAGGTTCATTCTTTCCGTGGAGCAGCATCCGCAACCTTGGACATTATAGATATTGCTGCTCAGACTATCACAAATACTACTGCTGCGGGTCCTTACTATTCATTCACTACAGGTTCGAGTTATGCTTATGATCCGGCAAGTAATCTGGGGATGCATGTTTATGTGAATACCGGTCAGGCGGCGACCGCCAGATATAATGTAAAAACTCGTCAAATTACTCCGTTTTCTTACATACCTATTGCCCTAGGTACTTTAGTAGTCGGTCAAAGAATGGCTGCCTTGCCTTTTGTGGATGGCACCACCAAAGTAACCAGACTGTTTATGCTCGCCATCGGAGCGGTTGGATTCTTTGATCTGGTAGTGACGGGGTACTAATGGCTCAGATCGAAAGATTTCAGTTTGGGGTTTTTCAAGATGGTGATCCAGTCACCGGGGCAGGCGCGTATGTAACTTGCCAAATCTTGCAGCTTTCCACTGGAAAATATCTGGACTGGGACGACAATACTTTCAAGAGTTCCTCTTGGGTAACTCTGCTGAAAGCAATGACTGAGATAGATGCTACGAATCTGGCAGGCTATTATCAAGCGACTTCCGACATATCTGTTTGGGAGGACGGTAAGTATGTAATTTTGTTTAAATACAATAATGGGGTGGATAAGGGGTATAGATCGCAAGAGCTTGAGGTGAAGGGTGGGCTTGTCATCGAAGATTATCTGGCTGGGGTTGCGGCTGGATATATCGCACCGGATAACGCGAGCATCACTACCATCAAAGGTTATCTGGATACAGCCGATACCGGCTTAATCAGCCTGGTTAATGCCATCAAAGGTTATCTGGATACAGCCGATACCGGCTTAATCAGCCTGGTTAATGCCATCAAAGGTTATCTGGATAC